CTCCGTACCGTGATTAGTATTTCGTCTATCAAGCCCTAATTCTTCCGATGCTGCCTGATTATCAAAAACAATGGCACGCTCATTATCATGCATGGTAAATCTTAACGTATAAGCTGTTGCCTTAGTCCTTATTAGAATTTCCCCCTGATTAAACCAAGCATTGGTATCACCGGAAGCACTAACAGCACTTAATTCCTGGTTAAAGCTCATGGTCAAAGTAGCTGTTTGATCAGGTCTGGGATAAAGCCTTAACTGACTGTCAGTAACATTATAATAAATGGGATTGCCGACAACTCCAGACCTGGAAACCTTCTCAAACCAATCATGGTTTTTTGGATCTAGCTTATAATCATCATTACCACCGATAGAACAACGAATAGCTCTAAATGACTTATAGCCAGTAGGCAAAGAAACATATTCTTGGCTGGTAACAGTAGCGGTTGAATGCTGCTCATTATAAAAATAGCTTTTAGATTCGTAGTGTTTGATAGCTGATTTAATATGCAGAGCAATAGACGAAGTCAGATCTGCTCTGTTAAGATCAAACGCTATCCTATCGCGCATAGTACCGAAACTCATTTAGAACCCCTGTCTTTACAATGTTTAAAATGCTGTCTTATATGCTTCCTTTTAACGGGTAATCCACATATACGGCAGATAACTGTTGGATTCTTAAGTTTCTTTGTGTCTTTGAACTCATCTAAAAAATCCATGCCTTTACTGTAAAACCCTCTTAGACCAGACCATTAAAATGTTAACCCCAAAGTTGTTGAACTGAACCAAGCCAAAATGCTTATCAAGTAAAGGAATCCAAAACCTGTAATCCTCCTGAATAAGATGAGCGTTTCTACCATCACTTAATGTCTTCATCGCAGGACCAACATTCACAACCGTAATAAGGTTTTTCTTTGTCAGTCTTGCCAAATCCTTAATAACCTCATCTAAACAATCAGGTTCAACATGTTCAAGCACATCCAGGCAAGCAACAATATCATGGGGGAATGGAACATGATTAAATTTGGGTACAGCAGGGTCATAACTAACAACGTTATAAGCAGGAAGGCAGCAAGACAAACTGCCCTTGCCCGCACCATAGTCAAGAATATCCCTGGTTCCAACTTCGTTAGAAACTTCGGCAACAACCTTTGCCCACCTGTCGCCACCATCAGAACCAAAAGAGGTACTAGCCTCATGCTTCTTTTGCATTTCCTCTTTATATTCTTCACTAATTAACATTGGCATTCTCCTGCATTAATTTACATACTTCGCTTATAGGGCCGTCCCAGCTTTCAGGGACTAATTGTCTAACTAACTTTACTGAATTGTACCAAGGCATATCCCCCGCTATCTGATAGCGCCATGCGGGTCTAGATGGCGTTAAGGACCAACACCTTGCACCTATAGCCCCACACAAATGTAAAAGGCTGGTGTTCACGCATATAACAGAATCTAATGCCATTGCTAATGCTGCTGTATGATCATAATCTTGATGCCTTACAACATCCGGCCAATGATGTATGGTAAGCCCTGTTTTCTCGCAGTACTTTTCTACCTCGCCATCAGCTTTATCATCATACTGCATAGATATGAATGTTCCTTGCTGCTTCAGAATTGGTTCAAGTGTTTCCAAGTTTATGCTTCTTACAGATTTCCTGGTTTTGAGATATCCCCCCCGCCAACCAATCCCATAATAAGGACCATCACCACATTCCTCTAGCTTGGCCCTGTAATGCTCGACTAAATCAGGATCCACCTTTAGATAAGGTGTGCCCGGAAAATCTTCTATTTTATTCCTGTAAAACCTGCCTAAATCACCAGATGCTATTCTGTGGTCAAACCATAAGGACTTATCGAGATAATCCAACTTTCTTGTCGGTACTATTTCGATGTCTGGAAAGCTTCTCTTTGCTATGTTTTCTAGTCTAGGGTGACATTCCAACAAAACACTTTCTGCATCTTGCTGAATATCCGGCAGCATAGAATAAAACATAATCTCGTCACCTAAACCCTGCTCGCCATAAACCAATACCCTGCTTTTTTCCTTATCCCATTCTGGAAAGTTTGCCCAACGTAAAGGTCTTTCTGAGCGCTCCCTTTCTTTATGCGGGTATTTACCATGTGCATAACACTCCCAGCCGTCTTTCCATTTGCCCTGCTCTAAAAGGCATAATGATAAATTCCAATTCACCAGATGGTTTTCAGGTGAAATGGCATAACCTGATCGTAGTATTTCCTCGCCCCTCTCTGGGCCTCCATCGTTCACAAACAAAGAACCTAGATTCACGTAGACATCAGCATCCTTTCCCGCTGCAAGCTTCACAGCCCTTTCTAGCAATGGTCTTGATCGGGAATACATATCAAGAGTACGGTATAAGACGCCTAAATTGCTGTAGACTTCATACCTTCCCTTTTCAATGTCTAATGCTCTTTCCAATGTCATAGCTGCTAAACCGTTTCTGTCAGTCAACATAAATAACCCAGCCAGATGATATAAAACAGCCCAATCATCGGGATGCTTTTCCAAACACGTGTTATATAATTGTTCAGCTTCTTTGAATTTACCCTGGTTCTGTAAATTAACAATATCTTCCAATGTAAACGTTTGCATCAACAAATCACCTCGCTAAAAAAGAGGGGTATTTCTACCCCTTATTCCAAGTAACTATTAAACGTCATCCGTATAGATGGCGTTTAAATAGAATGTACCCGCAGCTGTAGCTGAACCAATAGCCGATATTGTGATATCGATGGTGTCATCTGCTGTGTAGGTATACAAAGCACCCGCCAAAGCGTTGCAATGCACGATGGTCATGCCATCAGATGCACTTGTTGTTGCAAGATACCTGTTAGGGTCGATACCATCACCGACTGTGATAGTGCTGCCAAAAGTGCTTGTAGCCGGGCCACCAGCTATATAAATAGCTAATGGTGTTGTCCCGGCCGCAACCTTGATCATCTGCACCACATCGCCAGCTGAAGCAGCTGTGCCGCTAAATGTGTGGGATACAGTTTTACTGGATACGCCGATTGTTTGGCGTGCTGAGACAGTTGTAACTGCCGCCGTACTAGTATGTGTAGACATTGCTTATCACCTCCTACGCAGTCTTGGTGTAGGTGGGGATTATGATGGTTCCATAATCTTTGCTGTTGAATCGGGTCTTTAACAGCCCCCAGATCATTCCAGCTTTAACACCCAGTTGGTTATCAAAATCAAACAGCTTTTCTGCCCAGCTCATCGTACTGAGAGAAGAACCCCTGCCAAACGCCATACAGCCAGCCTGAGCGCCTGCAAAAATAGCCCTACGCATACCGCCATCACTAGGCGTAGTATTCGCTGTGGGTACTCTTGTGTTCTCAAACAAGATAACGTTGTTATACATGCCCAGCGCACCGGTAAAAATCGGGTTTTGCGATACCTGGCCGCCTTGCATGGCAGCTTTTTGGATATCAGCCCAATTGTTAGTTCCGGTATCCTCGCGCAAATCCTGAACCTGTCGAGGGTGCAGGAAGCAAACAAAATGATCTTGCCCCCTAATCTTGATAGGTCTGATTAACGGCGAGATTGTTTTTGCTTGAGCAACAACCGCATCCAACAAGCCGAGCTTAAATACTGCTGATGCAGACTTAGAGGCAACGCCTGCCTCTGTGGTTTGCGCTTCAGGCAGATAATAGTGATCTGTATCACCAGCAGTGATCGGATCAACCGTAACTTGCATGCCGAAAAACCTAACATCGTGACTGTTAAGATGAGCGGCACCACCAAGTTGATTAAAGCCTGATGTGTCTATCCTGTCAGCCCACCAGTCGGATAAACCGTCTCGGGCTTCTGCTCGCACAGAGAAAGGAACGCGTTGCTCTGACATCTTGCCACCCGATCTAACAGCATGGCGCAATTGGTCAACAATAACGGTTTCGGAGAAAGTTGTGAGCGCCTCTTCATTACCTTCCAAGGTGTTATCACCAGAAACGCCGGCACCAGTAAGCTGCATGCGCAAACCAAACGTGATGGTATCGCCTGCCTCTTTAGAGGTTTCACTCTTTATCTGGAAGATATTGTCTGAGCGCTT